AGCTGCAATACCAAGAGCGTCTATGTCTGATTTAGTCTGGTCGGCAGTCGCTCCACTCTCTATTCCATCAAGTTTTGTACCATCAGCAGCTACATCTCTTCCATCAACTGTTCCTGATACTGCAATATTTCCTGTAACTGTAGCCCCACCTTCTGCTTCAAGTTCAGTTCCATTTATTAATTTAAATGCTGTACTTGTAAATCTTGCTGTAATTACATTTGAACCAGCTTTTCTATGTGCAAATTCAATAATTCCATCTTCCGTTCCAGAACTTGCATCACTAATTTTTCCTGTTATCTTTGCATAAATTTCTTTACTTCCGTCATCACTTTCGCCAGTAAATTTAAGCTGACCTAAATAATCTGCATCTGCTGGTGATGAGCTATTTCTATAAAGTTCAAATTCTGGAGCAGCAGAACTACCAGCATCGGTTGATGTAAGAGTAAGATTTCCTGTTCCAGTTATGTCTGATGTAAAAGCTGGTGATATTTTTGAACCATCTATTGCTGCGCTTGAATTTATGTCAGCATTAACAATAGTATCGTTTGCTATTTTTGCAGATGTTACAACTCCACTATCAATAGTAAAAGTTGCACCAGAACTCGATACTGTAATATCTCCCTTATCTCCATCATCTATTCCACCTGATATTTCGGCTATAGAATTATCATCTTTTTTCGTAAATAATTTACCCGTATCTGTTCTTACCGCTACTTCTCCAACAACTAGGTCACTAGCACCTGGATCGCTACCACTACCTCTTTTTAATTTAATTGTGTTTGACATTGTTCGACCTCCTGATATTTAAAGTTTAGTATGTTCCTCCATCTATATCGAAGCTAGATGCCGAACCATCTTCGAGGAATGTAACAAGATCAGTAAAAGCAACTTGTTTCATTGTGCCATTATCATTCACTATAATACGATCTGCTGCTGCAAGTGTTGTTGAAGTCGCAGATGTACCACCATCTATTAAGTTTATCTCGGCAGTAGTGGCTGTTACTCCATCAAGAATATTTAATTCAGCAGTTGTTACTGTCGCTCCATCTATAATTGCTACTTCAGTTGCAGTTAACAAGGCTAATGCTGTTGCTGCTCCAGATTGACAACTAGATAAGGCAGTTAAATCAGCATCAAGAGCTTGCTTTGCATCTAATTGAGTTTGGATCGCAGAAGTAACACCATCAACATAATTTAATTCAGTTGTTGTTAAAGTTGCCCCGTCAAGAATACCAATTTCTGTTGAAGTAAGAGCAGCTAAAGCAGCAGATCCACCTGATTGACAGGAAGATAAGTTTGTTAAATCTGTTGCTGATGCCTGTGCTCCAAGACTTGCTCTTGCTGTAGCTCCTGATTCAAGAACAAAGTTTGATCCGTCACCAACAATAAAGTTGCTGTCTGTTGGAGTTAAACCAGCTATATCAGTTAATTGTGCGTCAAAAGCCTGTACATTCGTTCCAATAGCTAGTCCTAATGCAGTTCTAGCAGCCGAAGCAGAGGTTGATCCTGTACCTCCATCTCCAACTGCAAGAGTACCTGTTATAGAACTAGCAGCAAGATCAACAGCAACTTCAGTAGATTCAATAACAAGTCCACCATTAGCCTTAAGATCAACAGATAAGGTATTACCAGATTTATCTAGTCCACTCCCTGCTATTACTTGACCAGCACCCGAAAACTGAACAAAGGTAAGATTATTTGTTCCTGTGACTGCACTTCCCTTGTCTGAACTACATACAAACGCATTATCGCCATTAACAGTTCCTTGCTCAACAAAGGCAAAAGCACCAGCAGCGTCAGCACCAGCAGCTAAATCATCAGTTCTTGTCCATGTACTTGCTTTACAAAGGTATAAACCATTCTGACTTGCTGTACTTTGGTCTTTAACAAGTACTCTTTCATCAGCAGAAACCGCTACACCATCAATAGTTTGCGTTCCAGAAAGTGTAATATTTGCTGTAGTTGCAACTTTTACAGAATCTTTTATATCTAATCCCTGTGCAACACCATCTACATATCCTTTATTCGCAGCATCACCATCAGCAGTAGGATCTGCTAATGATGTAATCTTTTGAGAGTTAAGCGATACAGCAGCAGCAGGGGCAGCCATTTCTGCCAATGTGTTGGTGCGTACTCCAGCATCAAAATCAGATATTTTTGTATGAGCTAAAGAAGGTATATCAGCAGCTACAAGAACTCGAAATGCAGGTGCTGCATCAGATCCTGATCCTGGGCCTGCTAAAACTTTATTTGCATTTTGTACAGTTGCCTTATCAAAAAATGCTCCCTTACCACCAATAGGAATAATACTTGTAGCTGAACCTCCAGATCCCCCCGTGCCCGTACCATAGATTAGGACTTCATCACCTTCTCTAAAAGCAACTTCAGCATTTTCTAATGACCCTGGGTTTGATGATCCAGTTGATCTTTTAATTCTAATTGTGTTAGCCATTAGAAGTTTCCTCCGTCTACGAGTGTTAGGACTGTGTGAGTTGCAGTTGCTTCAAACCTACTGGTTGAAGAATTGTATACAGGAATTGAACCATTGACTTTATTGTCTCCATTAAATTCAAAGCCCGATGCTGCTGGGCCTTGAGGCCCAACTGTAGTTATCTCTACAGTTGTAACATCTGAGACTTGTGATACTTCGACTTTATTCGGAGTACTCATTCTGTGTAACCTTCAGATACATTTAAGTTTCCTTTTATATAATAGTATTCATCACCGCTAGGCTCGGTCAATTTGACATCATATTTCAAAGTTCCAACAATAAAATTATCAGTTTGTGCATCTGTTAGTTTTATATCTACAATTCCTCCTGATCTATTTGTGTAAGTAATTCCCCAATCAGCGAATTTAACTTTTCTATCTATATCCCAAACTTGAGCAGCAACAGTATACCCTGTTAAATCAATAGCAGAACTAGTAGAATCCTTAAGAGTAAGACGTAAACCAAAATCTGATCTTTTGTATACGTCAAAATTTTTAGACCCTGGAATTATTGCCATTATGCAGTTACTTCGTAAAGTGTTATACAGCTTGGAGTGCTGTCAGTAGAAATTGAAATTATTGCACTGTTACCTGTGTGACCGGTAGCGAGTTGAACCTTATATATAGTTGCTGATGTAGTTGCTGGTGAATCTAATCGTTGAATCGTATAACCACCTTTACTAATTATTCGACTTTGACTTGTTGTATCAGCTTCAATATGAACACACGATGTATGAGTTGATATTGCTGTGCTACCTCTCAAAAGTTTAAAACTTCCGCTAGTTTCTGTAGCATCCCTTCTTATAGACCATTGCATTGAAGCAACTACTAATATTTTACTTGAATTACTAGAAGGGGTTATGGTTGCTGTAACTCCAGAATCAACAAAACTACCACTTGTGTCGCTTACTTGACTCGTTGTTTCTGCATGAACAATTTGAATAATTCCACCATCCGCACCACTTGGCAGCCCACCGACAGGAACGATTGAATTGACTTTAAGTTGGCTCATAATTAACTAGGTTCCGTTGGAAAAGTAACTGAAGTCATATCTAAATGTCCATCAGTCATTTTTGGTGTTGATGACGCTGGTAAATCTCTTAAAGTTTGTCTATAAGTTTTCCAATCTGTATCATTTGACAAAGTAATATCTCTTGATTGTGTCCAATCAGAATTTTTTAACCTACGATTTCTTTCTTTTCTTAAAAGAAGTAATGGTTCAGCATTAGTTAATCTTGTTAATTCTGCATTTATTTCATCTTCAGAAGGAATAGTTTCTTCACTTGACCATTTTATATCAGAGTAAGAATCTCCTTCCCAAAACCATTCTGCGTTTGGTTTTAGTGAACAAAGTGCGTCTGCTTTAGTGTAAATCATTATGAGTACTCCCTTATTATTATACCTATGCCATTACTAAGAGAAGCTGATGTGTTACCATCTGCTCTTCTAAACTGTACTTTATATGTTCTTTGATTTGTATTATCATTACCTTCCATGTGTCTAACTAATGGGGTTCCACTTATACGATCTGCTTCAGCACCACCAACAGCAAAATCAGTAGCGTTAGTAGCGTTAATAAGTTGAGTACTATCTTTCAAAAGTTTTATATTTAATGTAGCATTATTTCCGCTAGCATTTCCAATAGTAGAATTAGCAGCAGAAAAGTCAAATACAATTAAACTTGAGTCGCTTGAAGGTGTATAGTCAACACTCATAACATCTTGAAAACTAGAAGATGTTGTATTAAAAGCACTGGTAGTAAAACTTGCAACTTGACCTATTACTTTTCCAAAAGGAAAAGCTGAACCATCAACTTCAGTAATAGCGTTAACTTTTAATGTACTCATGGCTTCGGATACTTGTCCTTAGTAGCTTTGATTGCAGTTGCAAAAGCACCTGATGTAGTTACTGTACCAGCAACAATGTCTT